TGCCATGTCTGTGGGTTCTGTCACTGTCTTTGGTATCAGTGCCATTGCCCATGCCTTGTTGATTGCTGGCGTGTTCATCACGGCAGGTGTGTTTGAAACCGCCAAGCGTAGACCACAGTATTTCGGTGGGCTTGGTAGAGGCAATGGAGGTGAGCATGAGTAATTGGTCCAATACATTGGAGTTAGTAAAACTGCGGCAGAAAGAAGCATATTATAATGGTATGACTGATGCCGTAGATGAAATGTCTAAGCATTTGAATGAAGATTATTTCAAAGACAATACTACATCACAAAATGCCGTATATGAACTCAGTGAAATCCTCTATGGGTATTATATGGGCTACTTGGAAGAAACGCAGGAGGAGATATATAAATTGCAACAAGAGGATAATGAGGATGGGTAAGCTATGGCACAAGGTGGCACACTACTACCTCACGCATGACGGCATTGAGATGCTTTTGTTCGCATGTATATGGGGGTTCTTGGGCTGGATGTTATATCATGTCGTCATTGGAATTGCAGGGAGAATTATGGGATGAATAGGTTTATCATTGAGCATCACCCTGATGCTATCGCTAAGTCATTGTGTGACAAGCACATTGTCAAGATGCCACTGGAAGAGGCGCAGATGCTATGCACTAGCGTATGGCATCATCGCCCTGATATTGCAGAGGAGTATGGATTGTATAAGCCTGTGCATCAGAAGCATCCGTGTACGCTGTGGGCAAAGCGCAATCGTTCCAACTACACATTTGCTTGGCAGTTGTATGACGCAATGTTGAAGGAGTACACCCACAGATACGGCAAAGTGCATGGTGCATCCAAGCACAGAGAAGTCCTGCTTAACTGCCGACAGTTCATGCCGTGGTCGCTTGCTGGTGGCTTGACGCCACACCCGCAATGCTTCAGCGGACATGATGACTGCAAGACAAAAGAGGCATGGCCGATTGAGGCGTATCGTGCCTTCTACAAAGTGGACAAGGCTGCGTTTGCCCGATGGGACAAGGGCGGCAGAGAGATGCCTTACTGGATGAAAGGAGAATGACAATGAACATTACGCATGACAACAGACTAGCTTTATTGAAAGCACACAATGACTTAAAGGATATCCTGCAGACTATATGGGATTGTCAGGATATTTGGATGTCTGACGTGGGCAAGTTGGAGAGCATATACTGTGACCTGCACCGCATTTTCAAGTTTGTACCCAAGGAGGATGACGAGGGTCATCGTATGCACTACGCAGATTGGGTGCTGGCAGAGGAGGATGACGACTGATGTTTGCAGAAGCACTCGTATGCCTTGCACTCAACGTGTATCACGAGGCCCGTGACCAGCCCTTCATTGGGCAGGTTGCGGTTGCCCAAGTGGTGATGAACCGTGTGCGTGATGACAGGTATCCCGACGACGTATGTGAGGTGGTCATGCAAGGTCCGACATACTCATGGAAGCCTGACTTTCCTGTACGTCACCGCTGCCAGTTTAGCTGGTACTGCGACGGTAAATCAGACAAGACACCTGACGAGACAGCATGGGAGCAAGCCCTGATGATTGCACAGGGTGTACACACAGGAAACCTTGATGACTTCGTTGAGGGTGCAACACACTACCATGCAACCTATGTTCTGCCTGAATGGGCAGAAAGCAAGACGCCTGTCGTACAGATAGGTGACCACGTATTCTATCGCTGGGATTAGTGCTTGACTGTGCGCAGTCTTTGTGATACAACGTAACTCTCAGTTGCCAAATGAAAGGAGACAGCTATGCCATTAGATACACATATGTTTACAGCAGAGGAACTGCTGCCAGAGAACCTCAACTTCCCTGTGGAGTTTGAGCCTACCAAAGTGACGGACAAGAAGTATGTCATCAACGGTAACACCGGAGACTATCTTGGTGTAGTCGGTAACAGCTTCAAGTGTGCCAACCACGGTGACTTCTTCGTTGGTGTACATGACACCATCACGGAGAACCTTGGTGCTGACGAGTGCGAGAGCATGAACATTCGCTTCAGGACTGCACGTAACAACGCTTGGGCTATGGCTGACATGTCACTGCCCGAAGTGACTGCACGTATTGAGTCCGACATGCATAGTACCACAATTGCACAGCGTATCATTGCGCTGCATGGCGTGGACGGTAGCTGTTCCAATCAGGTGTACTTCGGTGCTATCGACTTCTTCTGCACCAACGGTATGATTACCGGCGAGTACGATGACATCCGCAGGAAGAACACCAGCGGGTTCGACATCGACAAGTTCATCAAGGAACTGAAGGGTTCGACGCAGGCTTTCTATGCACAGTCAGAGAGGCTGCAGCAGTTCGCAAACAAGCCACTATATGTCGGTGACGTGAAAGCCATGCTTGAGTCCCTGCTCAAGTCAGACCGTGTGGCAGAGAAGATGCTTACCTTGTACAACCAAGAGGCTGCAACCCGTGGCCAGAATGCTTGGGCATTGTACAGTGCCTTCACGAACTATGCCAGCTATGCTGATGAGCGTAACGGTTTCGGGCTGCGTAATACCGGCAAGGATACCAGTGCCATCACGATGTTCCGTCGTGAGAATCAGGCTGCACAGTGGGTAAACAGCACAGAGTTCAAGGAGTTGCTGGCAGCATGAGTAAGAACTGGATAGGCACAGCCCTAAAATCTGAGGCACTACCTATTAACGAAGACGTACGAAAGGAAATTACTAAGTGTGCTGTCCATTGGTATGGGGATGCTGCTGTGTTAGACAGCAAGAAATCTCTCTTCCTTGACAAGTCGGGAAACAAGATTGTCAAGGTTCTTGGTTTCACCGTCAACATGATATACGAGGTGGAAAATGACGAAGCATAATTGGGAGTATGTTAGGACCAACTCAAAAGGTGAGGCTGTGTTTCGTAAAGAAACCGGCCAAACCTTAGAGTATGTCTGCGATTATCTAAACGATAATAACATTCGCCATGAGGTTGTGTTGTCTGCTAGTTTGATTGTTGTGTATAGCAAGGCCGATAGACCTTACATGTATTACTGGTCTACAGGTAGATGGACACCTCGACGTAAGTCATACAAGAAACACTTCCACAGCGACGGCATTGAGGATTTCGTCGGGAAGTACCTAAACAAGTATGCAGAGGAACACATCCGCGAACAGCAAGAAAGGGAGACACATGAAAACAGTTGAAGACTTAGTATTGACATACTATTCTTCCAACGATTACAGTATGTTGAGGGACAAGACTAAGAAAGACTATCAATACTTCCTCAACATATTGGTCGGTGAGTTTGGCTCTGTCGAGTACGACAAGCTGTCAAGCAAGCAAGCCAAACACGCATATGAGGAATGGGTGAAGCGTGGCATCACGTTTGCCAATCACGTATGCACTGTGTCGTCGTTGCTGTATCGCTACGCCATCGACATGGAGTATGCGTTGGTCAATCCGTTTGCCAACATCAAACGTAAGACTGCACCACAACGTAAGGTGGTGTGGACAGAGGACAACGTGCGTCAATTTCTTGACACTGCCTATGGGCAGTTTGAGTGGCGCAGCCTTGGCCTCATCATTCATATGGCATACGAGTGGTGCCAGCGGCTAGGTGACATGCGTCTGCTGCAGTGGGACAACCTCGACATGGATGACCGCAAGCTGTATCTTGAACAAAGCAAACGAAGGGCAGAGGTGTGTCTTCCAATCGAAGATGACCTGTACGAAATGCTTGTACAACAAAAAGAGGACTTCGGCTTTCAAGCCTACGTGGCACCCCGTGTGCTGCCTGTAGGGGGTAAGTACCACCCATACAGCATAGAGCGTCTCAGCAAGGCTGGTAGGGCCGTTATGAGGGCAGCTAATCTGCCAGAGGGGTTACGACTGATGGACTTACGTAGGACAGGCACGACACAGATGGTCGAGGCTGGTGTACCTATGGGACAAATCATGTCTGTGACTGGACACAGCAACCCGCAGTCGGTGAAACCTTACATGAGAAATACATACGCCAGTGCAAATAGTGCATTGACAGCACGTAAATCGCATGGTAAAAGCACCTAACTGCCGCAGAGGAAAGTGATATATACATGGATAATATATATAACATTGTAAGTGATATGGATGTACCCGTGGGTATGACCAAGCGTGTTGCTTGCCCTAACTGTGGGGAGAAAACCTTCACAGTGACAAACAACATGGGTTCACTTGTATGGAATTGCTATCGTGCATCGTGCGGTGTCAAGGGTGGCACACGTGTTCGTATGAGTGCTGAAGACATCCGTGCTGGCTTTGCCGGTGCAGATGACTTCGCCAAGCAGGACACGTTCAAGCTGCCCGACTACATCGTGCCACACGATTGGAACGTGGCAGAGATTGCGTGGGAGTTGTATGAACTGGACGCAGAGCAGCTTGGCCTGATGTATGATGTGAAGGAACACCGCATGGTATTTCCTATCGTACATGACGGCAAGGTTGTGGATGCTACAGGTCGCTCACTTGGTAAACGACTACCCAAGTGGAAGCGGTACGGAAAAAGTGGCTTGCCATACACATCAGGGTGTGGTAAAGTCGCCGTAGTTGTTGAGGACTGCTTGAGTGCAGCCGTTGTTGGTTACGGCACCTTTGTCGGGGTTGCGCTTCTAGGCACGTCTTTGCAAGAGTCGCATAAAAGGTATCTCTCGCAGTTCTCAACAGCAATCATTGCGCTGGACCCCGATGCGCTACCTAAGACTTTGCAGATGGCAAAGGAACTACGAGGACACGTGAACGATGTTCGTGTTCTCCGTCTAACAGACGACCTCAAATATCGTAACCCGACAGATATGGAGAACCTTCATGGAATTATCAATCATTAGGAGCCTGATGGACAAGTCCTTCTACGATGACCATCGTGGCTCAAAGTGTCCGCAACGCTTGTTCAGCAAGGACGTGCGGAAGATTAAGCAGTCTATCGACACTGCTATGGACAGGTACGAGCGAAGCGTTACGCCCGATGAGATTGAAGCCCTGTTCATGTCGGACAACCCGACACTGACTACTGCACAGAAGCAAGCATACTCTAGCCTGTTCTCGCAGATTAAACGCGAAGAGCCTATGGGCAGTGACGTAGCACAGGAGGTGCTGTCCAAGCTGTTCCAGCAGGTGGTCGGTGAAGACGTGGCCAATATCGGGTTCGATATGGTCAACGGTGATGCTGCAAGCCTTGAGTCCTTGCGCAGCCTGCTTGAGCGTTATGGTGATGACTTCATCCCTAACCTCAACATTGAGTGGGACGACATCACCATTGAAACACTCATGGCCAAGGCTGAACTTGAAGCACGTTGGTCATTCAACATCCCAAGCGTGACACGTAAGGTCGAGGGTGTGTCGGGTGGTCAGCTTATCGAAGTTGGCGCACGGCCCAACACTGGTAAGACATCGTTTCATGCCAGCCTGATTGCGGCCCCCGGTGGGTTTGCACATCAGGGTGCCAAGTGCATTATCTTGTGTAACGAGGAGCCTACCCACCGTGTTGGTGCGAGGTACTTGACTGCCGCTGCTGGCATGACAGCCCGTGAGGTACGGGACAATATGTCAAAGGCACAGGCATTGTATCAGCCGGTGATGAACAATATCAAGATTAAGGAAGCTGGTGGTCGTGACATGGCATGGGTTGAGTCCGTATGCAAGTCATACAAGCCCGACATCCTTGTGCTTGACATGGGAGACAAGTTCGGCGTACAAGGTTCCTTCGCTCGACAGGACGAGGCACTCAAGGCATGTGCTATCTATGCACGGCAGATTGCCAAGACCTATGACTGTGCTGTGTTCTACATGTCTCAGCTATCTGCAGAGGCAGAAGGCCGCGCACAGTTGAACCAGAGCATGATGGAGGGTAGCCGTACCGGCAAGGCTGCGGAAGCTGACCTGATGATACTGATTGGTAAGTCGCCAACAGTCGAGGGTCAGGAAGAAGACAGTCCGCTGCGTCACATCAACATCGTGAAGAACAAGTTGAATGGCTGGCACGGTATGGTAAACTGTGAACTCAACTACCAGACAGCGAGGTATGAAGGATGAAGATAACACTTGACGTAGAGAACACCGTCACCAAGCGTGATGGTAAGATGCACCTCGACCCATTCGAGCCAGACAATACGCTGGTGATGGTGGGTATGCTGACTGACCAAGGTCAATGTCTGACGTTTCCGTTTGACCACGCTGACCGTCCCAATCAGGACGACTACTACGAGCGTGTGCAGATGATGTTGGACGAGGCCACTGTGCTTATCTGTCACAACGCAGCGCACGACCTGCTGTGGCTGTGGGAGTCTGGCTTCAAGTATGATGGGCCTGTATACGACACGATGTTAGCAGAGTATGTGCTGCAGCGTGGGCAGAAGGAACCGCTGTCACTTGAGGCATGTGCAGAGCGTTATGAACTGGACACTAAGAAGCAGGATACCCTCAAGCAGTATTTCGCCAAGGGTTTCAGCACTCGTGACATTCCATACAACGAACTGACAGAGTATCTTATTGCTGACCTTGAGGCTACGCAGCAGCTTTCTGACAGGCAGATGCTCAAGCTAAATAGCAAGGAAGACAGTGGCTTACGTAGTACAGTTGACCTCACTAATCAGGTAGCTGTGTGCCTTGCACGTATCTACCAGCGCGGCTTTGCCGTAGACTTGAGTGTATTGGACACAGTGCGTCAAGAGTTTGAGCAGGAACGTGATGACCTTGAGCGTGATTTGCAGCAACATGTTCGCACCCTAATGGGTGACACGCCTATCAATCTTAACAGCCCAGAGCAACTGTCATGGGTTGTGTACAGTCGCAGAGTTACAGACAAGCAGTATTGGGGAAACAGCATTGACCCATATATGTCAGACAATACCTTTCGTGGGTTTATGAATGAACTGACTGAGCGATTGTACAAGACAAAAGCAACACAGTGCCGTGAGTGTAATGGCTCCGGTCAGATAAGAAAGGTGAAGAAAGATGGAACTCCATTTGCCCGAAGTAACAAGTGTGCATCATGTGGTGGGGCTGGTTATCATCTTGTGGCTGGCAAAGAACTGGCTGGACTAAAGTTCAAACCACCCGGTCCCAAGTGGGCTAGTGCCAATGGCTTCAGCACAAGCAAGCAGAACCTTGAGACACTAGAGAAGGCAGCACGTGTCAAAGGAATGACAGACGCTGTTGACTTCTTGTCAAAGGTCCGACGCTTGTCCGCTGTGGATACATACCTGTCGTCTTTTGTTGACGGCATCCGTATGCACACCAAACAGGACGGTAAGCTGCACGTTCGTTTGACGCAGCACATGACATCTACAGGCAGGTTTAGTGGCCGTGACCCTAACATGCAGAACATGCCACGTGGCGGCACCTTCCCTGTTAAGAAGGTGTTTGTGTCACGTTTCGACGGCGGTAAGATTATGGAAGCAGACTTTGCACAGCTTGAGTTTCGCGCCGCTGCTTATCTCTCACAAGATGGAGTTGCAATTGAAGAAGTATCTACTGGGTTTGATGTACACTCATATACCGCTAAAGTTATTACCGATGCTGGTCAACCTACGGATAGGCAGACTGCAAAGGCTCACACGTTTGCACCGCTTTATGGCGCAACAGGCTTTGGGAGAACGACAGCGGAGGCAGAATATTACACACACTTCACGGAGAAATACAAAGGAATTGGGGTATGGCACTCCCGATTGGCTAAAGAAGCTATAGCCACCGGCAAGATTACTACGCCTTCTGGTCGGGAGTTTTCTTTCCCCGACGTAGTGCGCAAACCCAATGGTCGTGTGTCCCACTTTACACAGATAAAGAACTACCCCGTGCAGTCTTTTGCTACAGCGGACATTGTTCCGATTGCATTACTGCACATTGATAAATTACTTGACGGTATGCAATCATGTGTGGTAAACACTGTGCATGACTCAATCGTCATTGACGTTCACCCAGATGAAGAAAGGAGAGTTATCGACATAATACAACAGACTAACAAGGAGTTGCCTGACTTGATTACCATACGTTGGGGGTTGGTATTCAATGTTCCTCTGGAACTAGAGGCAAAAATTGGCCCCAACTGGCTTGACACCAAGGATGTGTCGTGATATAACTAGGACTTTCAAACTCAAAGGAGGAGTATAAACACATGGAACTAACGACTATAGACACTAACAATTACGCCGCTATGGCGAAGGCAATGGGCATTGCTAACGAGACATCTAGTGAGCGTAAGCAAGCTAGTACCCTTGCCCGACTACGCATCAATCACTCACCTGTCATGGGCGAGGCAGAAGTAAAGGGCAAGACCGTCAACATGGAAGTAATCAGCGGCGGCACGTATCGGCTGGAAGTGCCAGACGGCCCGACGTATTACGCAGAATCAGTAAAGATTCGTCCGTATCTGCAACGCTTCATGTACAAGCGTTTTGTCCGGGGCATGGGTGACAGCCCGAACCGCTATGTCAAGACTGTCATGGCAGACAACCTGAACATTGACCTGAAGGACAATGACGGTGGGTTCAACTGCGGTAAACCTGCTGGTTATATCCAAGACTTTAAGTCCCTTCCTGAGAAGACGCAGGAACTAATAAAGCAGATTAAGCGTGTTCGTGTGGTGCTTGGCACTGTCGAACTGGTCAACGCCACAGACACATCAGGTAATCCTGTGGATGTGGATGAGACTGCCTTCATCTGGGAAGTCGATAACCGTGATGCCTTCAAGAATGTGGGCGGCGCGTTTACCCAACTTGCCAAGATGAAGCGTCTGCCTGTGCAGCATATGATTACTGCGAATACAGAGGAGCGTAAGATTCCTACTGGTGCAGTGTTCTACTTGCCCGTGGTATCACTCGACGTTACCAAGACACTTGAACTGACCGATAAGGAGCAGGGAATGTTTGGTGACTTCATGCAGTGGGTGAACAACTACAACGAGTACATCATCAACGCATGGGCAGATAAAGCTAACTCTCACGACGACGAAGACGACGAGGCCATTGTAGACGGTATCGTTGACATCGAAGTAGAAGAGGTAGCGTAATGAACCACCCTGCTGAACTGGCGTTGCACCAATACATGGAGAATGCTGCTAATGGTAAGTCCACTATGTCAGAGGACA